TAGCCACGACCTTAGGCGAAGTGCAGGTATTAAAAAGAAGTAATTACTTTTGTGGATGTGCTTTATTCATAGGGAGCTTTTCATGCTGTTTAAGCTCTCTTTTGACTTCTACTAAACCATGACGTAATTGCATAAATTGTTTATCTTCACGCTTTTGCTCAGCTTTAGATTCAATTTCCATATTTTTCGTATTCATTATTTTCCTAACATATTTAAAGCTACCAGTTGAACTTCTCCACAGCGTTTTAACCAACCATTACCATACACATTAAAATTGGATAAATTCTGATAAAACTTTATTTTTGCATCAGTAAATCTTTTTAATAAATCGATAGCATCAGCATTTTTTATTGCATTTAATGTTGCTGGTCCAAATATGCCATCATTGTTTACTCCTAAAGCTGTTTGAATGAGCTTTTTAGATTCATAAGGCCCTGCATTTATAGCGAAGTCAAACGCTGCATAATCTACACCTACAGGAAGGTCATCACCCTTTACAGCGTCCCAATAATCACGCTTATAAAGTGGTTTAACGTCATCAGGTTTAAGTGCTTTCATTTCATCTTGGCTTACTTTCTTGCCGATAAAATTTTCCCAATTTGCTTGAGTACAACCCAACATTGTGCAACCTTCTCTTCCATCAGGTAAATGATTGCCCTTATCCCTTTGGTCAGAAGTAAAACCCCCTTCGGATTTAATAACCAACTGAAAAGATTTGTCATAGTTATCCTTCATCGTTATTTCCAATCTTAATACCTGTAATCAAACCTATAAATCCACCAACAATGGTCTGAAATGCAGGTGTAATCGCTTCAAATATTTTAGTGTTATCTACTTTGTCAAAAAAAAGCCCAGTTAATAAAACAAACACCATGCTTAATAATATAATAGACAATGTTACAGTTGCTATCAATGTTACATAATTAGATAAAGTTTCTTTGTTCATATAGGTGTCGATTGATGTAATAGTTCGTCTTTATGTTGGCTTCCTGCACTTGAACCAAAGTAAAAGCCAATAATTCCTGTCCAAGCTGTGCCTAATGAACCAAGCATTATCATAAGTTCATCAGACTTTTGAGCATATCCCATCATTAAAGCAAATAAAATACCAAAGAATCCAACAGTTACTAATAAAGCTAAAAGTGGTGGAACGATTGATTTAGTCGATGCTTGTAAATCTCTAGCAGACTTTCTATCATCTACAGCTAATTTTTCAAAGTTTAAACCTAACTCTTGTGCTTTAGCTTGCAATTCAATCTCAGCTTGTTTAAGACTTGCTAATTGGTCAGCCGTTAATTTACCTGAATCTATCGTAGATTGAACATCTTTTTCATCTATGCCTAGAGCTTTAGATATGGCTGTAACTGCTAAACCTGCAAGTGGTCCACCAAGTGCTGTCGCTATGCTTGGAGCAATTTGAGTTAACCATTCCATATTATTTTCCTAAAAATGTTTTAATCATTTCAGCAGTAAAATTCGGTCCAAGCAATACAGCAGCAATTAATCCATACAAAAGATACTCTATTTTTTGCATACGCTTAGAACCTTTATCAAATGATTCTAATATGCCTTTATATCTTTCAGCACATACTTGCTCGTGAGCATTTAAACGCTTATCCGTGTCGATAACTACATTTTCCATATCCATATTATGTCTTCATATATTTAATTAAGTTTTCTAATATTTCTATTGTTGCATCACTTTTAATTCTATTGGCTTTATAAGAAATAAATTTAACATTGTTTTTTACATAACCTAATTTTGGAATCATTCTATCCAAAGAGGGAGAAAAGTCTTTTTCTGTTTTTGAACCCCAAACAAATGGCACTTTTAAAACAGGGCATAAATTATCTTTTGGAAACATATCTATTAAATCTTGCCTAGTAAGATTAAATGGGACATTTTGTTTTTTTGCTCTAATTTTTGCTTGGCTACAAGTTCGAGTAATTCTAAATTTAAAAGGATTTTTTTCAAAAGAATTTTTTGTGTATTGTTTTTGCGTAAGTCTTGTTGGATTTGCTCGCCTAAATTCTCCATGTTCAATGCCAATTCTAGACATAAGGCATTGTCGACAATCTTTTTTAAGGTCGCGAATCCGCCTAAGCATTGGTTTATTACATTTTGGGCAATTATCTGGGTATTTTTTTTCATTGGTCATACTCCATATTATAATTTATAATTTGCCCTAAGTCTTCATTACGAATGCAAGTGCATAGTACGGAGGCATATTTGCATTTGCACCATTTGTTCCTGTTGCATTAATAGATGTTGATGTTGATACTGAAATTCCTGTTGTTTGTGATGCCATACCTCTGGAATCTGTAGATTGTGAACCAGTTGAGCCAGTATATGAAAAATAATTACTATCTCCACTCCCGCCATTGCCACGAGTTGTATTATGAACGTGACCAGGGTCTGATACGCTAGAACTAGAACTAGCTGAGTGCGTATGGCTTACAACAATAGCATCAGTTGAACCACCTGTTTGACCTACTGTGTAAGTATTGCCTGCACCTAATATAAATGAGTTTCTAAGGTCTGGTGTTCCATTATTACCATCGCAAAGAACAAAACCACTTGGAATAGAACCAACAGAACCTGACCATATTAATATACAGCCACTAGGAAGGCTAGGAGTCGTTGAAGGAATAGTTGATAGTAAGCCTGCAATGTTGTCATAAGTATTCACCAAGACGCTATTAGCCGTCTCTAAAACGAATTTATATGAGTACCCATAAAGCAACCACATTTCTTGTGGAAGTTTGCCATCAGCACCTAAAATAATAGGATTAGCATTAGCAATCGTTCCATTAACAGTTGTATAAGTTGCTAATGGAGTTGAACTACCTGCTTGATAAGTAAATAATTGACCACCTGCCAATATATTACCTAAAGCATCAAAATTAGTTACTCCATTAAACAAAGGCGATAGATTTACAGTTGCCATATTATTTTCCTATTTTTCTTGAACAATTCCAGCATGTGGGTCTAAAGTTTCATTAACAAATTTACTTTTGTTTAATCGTTCCATGATTTCTTTACCAGCACCAACTAAAGGTATTGAAGCTCCACCTGTTGCTTTTGCTAAAGCCATTTGACCTTTTAAAGATAATCCTTCTTTTAATAAATCGCCTAAATATGCTGAGTAACTATTAGAATAATTAAATGCTTTATCTCTTGGTTGAGCAACTTTTCCTGACAAAATTCCTAAATCTAATAAATCTTGTGCTGATTCAGCATCATGCACATATTTTGTTTTAGATGATTGTGACCTTAAATATTTATTATACATATCAGGTCTTAATTGTGGAGTTTGTGTATTAGGAACTAAAGCATCTCTAGCATTAATAATATCTCCAGCTTTAAGTGCTTTTAAAGCAGTAGGGTTATCTTTAATTTCTTCAATCATTCTTCGTGTTACTTCAGGAGTCGCATTTGTAACATATTTATCGTGAAACTTTGATGCGTTTAAACTTTCCATTGATTCAGCTTCAGCAATATCTGCTGCTTCTTTAATTGCTGCTTTATATGCTGGATTTGTTTTTATAATGTTTTGACGTTCAACATTTAAACTTCTTGCTCTATCAGCTAATGCTTTTAATTGCATAGCTTGTGGACTTCCACCTTCAGCACCAAATATAGGTAAATTTTCTAATTCATTTCTAGCAATCCAAGCAGCTTGTCTAGCTTTTCCATCTTTAGCACTACGCATTTCATCAGCTAAATTACTACGCAAATATTCATAAGCCTCAAATGTTGGATTTTTATAAAAGTCTTCTAAATCACCTTTTATTGCGTCTGACAAATGTCTAGTTTTTAATTGTCTAGATAATTCATTATTAATATTATTTTGTAATTGACCAACATCAATAGGAAATTGACCACCATTTGCTGTTTCTAAATCTTTGTATGCTTGTCTAATATTATCTAAACGTATTTTATCTTTAGCTGCTAAAGCATTAATTTGTGTTTGACCAATGTTTTCTTTTGTTAATTCACCAATATCAGAAGCATGTTTATCTAATAATTTATCAAATGCTGTTTGAAATTGTGATGGTTGTTTGCTAAATAAATTTTGCAATCTTTCATCAGTTGTTCTTTTATTCCACTCATCAGCATATCTTGCTGAACCTGTG